CATAACCCTTAGGAGTTACATCTGTAACTTTAGATTTCCCTGAATCTTTCTTCATTCTTTTAGCAACTTCTGGTTTTAAGTTACCTTTGTCGTCAAAGAACTTAGCAAGATGAGGTGGAAGTTTTCTAAGTGATTTTAATTCTTTACTAGTAATTCTAGTAAAATTTGCTTCGCCAAGCCATGCTCTTCTAATACTATTCATTTTATTTTACCTTTGCTGCCAAATCTTTATCAGCACCACCCCATGTGCCTTTAGATTTGGTTACGAATGAGTTAACACGAGCAAAAGCCCATTGTTGAGGTGTTGTTCCTGGACGATGACTTGTCTTCCATGCGGCCATTCCGCGGTTATAAACTTTTTTAAGAATTCCTAGAGGCATACCAGACTTTTCAGCCTTATTCTTTAATCCCTCGGATTCAGTAATATATTCTTTAAATTTCATCATCTGGATTACCCAACTCTAATTTAAAAATTTAAAAATTCTTTTGCTGCTTTAGCATAATCTGCTGCCCCTAATTTCTTACCAAATTTATATGGTGGTGAATTTTGAGAAGCACCTTTAATAGTCATGTATGTCGCCCCACCATCGTCATGAAAAGTTACTTCATCGCCATCAGCACTTCTAGGTAATTTAATACTCTTAACTGCTTTAGCATTATTCGGTAACGATTTTACTTCACCACCTTTATCGAAGTATGCTTCTTTTATTCTTATTTCTTTAAACGATTTCATTTTACTTCTTTCTTTTTTAAAGTTATCATCTGTATTTTTTCCCAAATGGGTCGAGCATAATAGAACCTTTACCAAGTTTTCTAGTTACAAGTCGTTTTCCTGAAGGAAGTACAGTTACCTTAGGATCCCAGTCAATCTCTTTTTCTTTTCTTTTATCTTTACGTTTACGGATTTCTTGTATTTGTTTAAGTGTTACCATTAGCTTTTTGTTCCATTTTCTCCAAACATTGATTTAAATCTTTTAGTATGTTTACTAACTTTTGTTTTTGATCTAACATCACCTGGTGCTGGTTTATATGCAGATGGATCATCATCTTCTTTATCTTTATTCTTATTGAAGTGCGCATCTCTTTTGTCTTTTGTTGACTTAGAAAGTTCTTCAATTTTTTCTATAGCATCAAGCCATTTACGTTCTGTTTTAGTTTCTAATAAATCTTCGACTATAACATGGTTAGCACCTAAATACTTTACAGTTAATACTTCACCACTTTTTTTATCACTTACAACGTCACCGGGTTTAAACAAATTGCCTGTGACATATTGTTCACGTTCCTCACTAACAGGTTCGAATTGTATACTATTTATAAAATTAGATTCTTCTTTAATACCCATAGCTGTTCGTATAAGATTAAATACTTTCTTTGCGTCTGGGGTACTAGCACTTTTAGGTAAACCTTGCGTGAATGCAGTAAAGTTGTTTTCTGCGGCGGCTGCTCTCATCTTACTTGCACTCATACCTGATACATCATCTGCATCTGGGTCTCTATCGCCAGCACTTATTACATTAATTGTATTAAAATTATAATACCCATGCTTACCTTTAACATCGTTATATTTTTTTAAGAGAACATCAAATTCTCTAATCCTATCAGAACCTACAACCATTACTATATTCTTAAACCCTTCATTAAATAAACTTGTTACAATATCAAATACATTTCTTAATTTCTTATTTAATATTATTGAACGTGCATGTTTAGGAAAGAACTTCCTTGCCGTTTTGATTTTAGTAATATAGTCTAACGGGTTTTTCTTTGAGTCTTGTGATTGTGAAAGGTAAATTCTATGTGGATTTCTACCAGCTTTAGAAGATAAAATGTCCAAGAGTTTTTCATGACCACCTGTTGGTGGATTCATTCTTCCGAATGTAAAATATACTGTCTTTTCTTCTTCTACAAGATAATTTTTAAATGAACTAATCATAATTTTTTATTCGCTCTTATTCCATTCTTTAAATTTAAGAATTTTAATTTCATTGACTTCTTTACGAGAGCATGCACAATCTTCAGAACTACAAGTGCAAGAAACACCACACATACATTCTGTTCCACAATTACATCCTACGGACTCCATTGCACCTTTTCTTCGTCTTGAATTGCGGTAGTTTATCATTTCCCCTTGTCCAGGTCGATAATCTACTAAGTATAAATCTTTGAATGAATAAGTATCTGCCATTTATATTCTCCTGGTTTATTCCATTATTTATTGTCGGGTTGCAGTGTTCCAACCTTTTAAAATATTAGATGAAAAGTTAGCGAATGAGAATTCCATTCTGTCAACAATTTTCACCGCATCACCACCAAGTTTATCGATTGCAACATAACCTTCTTGACCAGTTGTTCGATAACCTCTATTAGTTTTTAAAAACGTTTTAGTGTTATTAAGCTTACCTAATATATTTATAAGTTTTAATTTCGCTAATACTATTACCTTTTGTAACTCAAAAAGGTTCTGTAAACTCTTTTTATTTGAATCTGAAAAGAATGTTAATAATTCTTGTAGTGCGGCATCTTTTCTACCTTTACCTGCAGGTGTTTTTAACTTATCAATTTCTTTTTGGTACTTTTGATTAATATATTTTATTAAACTAGCAACTTGTATCTTTGTATCGCTTACTACTACACCTTTTCTAACATATGTATTATTAAATGTTTCTATTGTTTGTGCTAGAGTTTGATTCTTTTCTAGTTCACGTAATGTCGAACCAGATACTTTATTAAATAAAACACCAGCCTTAGATAAGTAACTATTTACTTCATCAGTATCTTTAGAACTCATTGTAAAGTTAGTCATATCTCTTAACATAGCATCTTGTTGCCAAACTGCTGATGATTGTTTTAATTTCGAAACTTCAACACCATAAGATGCTTTCATTGTTTCAAATGAACTGCCAGTATAAGTTGTATGCCATACTATCCCAACTTTTGCTTTCTTAATTGTTTTTGCCATATCTGTATTCGCAGGTATAGCATAGACTATAGTATTAGGATGGAATGTAACATACTCATTCCCTTTAATCTTTTCGGTACTAATATCACTTGAATCAAATAAGAAATCCCCTTGAATAACATCTTTAATTCCTAGTGTAGAGAAATGTTTAAGGGCTAGCTTTAGTTTTTTAGCTAGAGAGCCCGAAGTATCAGCATCAATATCAGCATCTGTTTTATATACTTTAGGATTCTTATTGAAGATACCTTTTTTAGCTACAAAGAATTTACCATCAGTTGGGTCAGTACCAGCAAAGACTGCAGGTGCTCCATCCCATTTTACACTAACAGAACCATCATGTTCGCCTGATAATGAATCTCTTAGAGACCTTAAGGCTAGTATAGCTTCTCTAGTTCCATTAACACCACCATAAAGAACTTTATCCTCTATGTGCGTCATATGTGTGTTCTTTTGTTCTGTTATAAAGTTATTAAAGTTTATCATCACACCTTCTTCTCTGCTTTAGCTAAGTCTGTTTTGTATTTATTATAGTAATTTTCTGTAATTTTATTTCTCGGCCAGATTACAACACGAGCTTTCAGGAATCCGCCTTGATTTAGGCCCTGAGAAGCAGATCTCATCACAAACAACATAGGTTGATATGGTGCTTTTGTAGGGAACTTATCCTTTGAACCCGGGAGAGAGGGGTTTAGCATAGTATGATAAGAACCATCAATAGTATAGGCATTACCTTCACCAGCCTTTTTAAGTATAATATTGCCGTCAACCAGAATATGTGCGTTGTCCAATCCTGGTTTACCAGAATTGTAGTCCTTACCGAACATAACCAAACCTGAGATATTATTATCAGAAATAGGTATCGCGAAGTTGGTGCCTTTTCTTACATCGTTAAAGGAGTACATACCTGCTTTATTAGGTTTTGCACCATATACGTTCTCTAAAATAAGGTCGACATTAGAAAGGAACTTATTGATGTAATCGTTTGAAGTGCCAGTGACGATACGGCTTTTTCTGCTATTCTTTAGGTATCCTAAGTCGTTAGTAATACCACCGTATTGTTGGAAGTCTGCAGCCTTTGTGCCAAGTTTATGGGATACCCAGATCTTATCTTTGCCTTTATATGTAAATGCCATATCAGCTTTTGGTCGACCCTCGATTTGACGGAACTCATCAACCTTATACTCTTTGGACCCAAGTATGACGCGAATATGGTCTTCTTCTATATCTTGAAGTAATGCTTGGATAGCCTGAACTGTCCTGATAGTTTCTTCTGTTTCTTGTTTTTCGGTTTTGTCAGATTCCGATACAATATGTTTTGGGTACTTGGCTGCAACTAATAAAGCGAACTTAACCACGATTCCTATCTTACTATTAGCTTTATATGTTGCTGGATCTAATAGTTCTATGTTGCTCGTTTTGAATGATGCTTTGAAACCATCAGGAAACCCTTTGATGGATTTAATAGAACCTCGACCTATCCTATATGCTATTGATTTAGAAAGAACATATACTTTAGGATTCGTCTTAATGATAGATTCAAAATGCTTAAATGCCTCAAGCGAAGTATCATTTTGTGATGCTTCAATATCAGACACATTTTTTTTAGCGAAGGCTATTACATCCTTGATGTCTAAATCATTATCAAACTTAGCTTCAGAAAGGTACTTTAATTCATATGTACTAAATTTTTCTAACATCTTAGCAAAAGACTGGTTAGTCATATTTTGTTTAAAACTTTCCACAAACACCTCCATGTTGTTATATACTATTTATAACTTTTAATATACTATAGATTTATATAGAAGTAAAGTCTTTATTATAAAAAAGAGGTAGAAAGTTTAATAACCGTTTGGAACGATTACATAATGTATCATTAATACAACACCGACACTTGCCCCTAATCCAATCATCATTTTGAAGAAGTCTTTAGTTACAAGTGGAAATACTGTTTTAAACTTTTCTTTGCCTGTCATAGTTGCCATAGCAAGTTCTCGCCCACATAGTAGTCCTACAAACACCCATGTGGTACTCATTGGAATGTCATTTAGTTCTTTGAAGAAGAATAGTATTAAAAAGTAAACACAATCAATGATAGTAGCACTACGAACATATCTAGTGTTGTGTTTTTCAATAACAATGTTTTGTATCTTTCCTCCACCTTCACGGAACATGTATCCTAGCCCTATTACAAATACAAGACTTATTAGTATCATTAGGTCCCATGGTATCTCTCTTGGTAG